GCCGTGCCATCCCCGCTGATGGTCAGTTGGAAACGGTCGCTGGCGTTATTGAAAAACAGGTTATATTCGCGCGTCCCGGCCGCCCCGTATTTGCTGATAATCGTCCGGTCTGCGCCTTTTGCCGTTAGCTGCACCCAGCAGCAGATCGTCCAGTCGATATCGCCCGTACTCACCAGCGCGTTATCCGTCAAGGATAGATATTGACTGGATGCCGAATTGAACTGCCCAAACCCGTTTTGCGCGGGTCCGGTCGGGTTCCGGCTTAATGGTGCTGCATTGTTATTCGTCAGCGTGTTGCCAGTTCCGGCCATGTCATTGACATCGTTCAGCGGCCAGTAGCTGACCAACCCGGCATACAGCGAATAGATCGTGCTCATGCTCAGGCGATCCGGTTGACAAATCCGCCCACGGTCACCACATTCGCGCTGGCGCAGAAGGCCCGCACCACCAGCGAATTGGATAGTATCCATCCCGGAATCACCATCGTCAGCCCCGCTTCCGCCGGGAGCGTCAGTTCAATCAGGTCATCCGGTGCCGTGGTGCCGCCGAACTCGATGGTCAGCTTGCGCGGTGACGTATCGCTGTTCACCGCCCAAATCCAGATTTCATCTTTCGCCGTGGCATGCGCCGTGTGAATCAGTGTGCCCGGTGTGGCAGTCGCCGCCACTTTTACCTGCCGTCCGTTGGTGCTGCCGCTCAGGAATTCTTTTGTATACGTCGCCATTGTGTCTCCTTAACTGAATACCTGCACGCCCAGCGGGTCCGAAATGCCGCTTCCCCCGCCGCTGCTGCCAATCTGCGTTTCCGTGCCCGTGCTGTCGATGTAGTACATCCCGGTTGATTTGAAGTAAATCTTGTACTTGCTGGATGCCGGTGTGCTGGGCGCGCCCGCCAGTTGATCAAACCGGATTTGCTCCGCGCTCTGCAAGCCGTTCAGAAAATTCTCCAGAATGGTTTCGATTTCTGAAATCGGCGTGCTCACATCGCTGGCATTGATTGCCGATCCCGGCGTCAGTCCGGATGTGGTGATTGTCAGGTTGATTGCCATCGCCGCCCCTTACAAATAGCGTTCCATATACCGCACAAAAATTTGCACATCCCCGTCCACCAGCACCTGAATGGAATTGCTGCCCGGTTCCAGCCGCATCCAGTCCGGATGTTTCGCGCTGAAATACCCCAGCGCATACCCGTCATACACCATATTACCGGTCGTGTGCAGCACCCAGCGCACGCGCTTTGTGGTCGGGTTCATCTCCACATACTGGTACTGCCCGATGCCATACGTCCAGCGCAGCTCATCCACCACCGCGCCGTTCACCACCCGCCGCACCACCGGGTTCCAGGCCGTGCCGCTGGTCAGCTTGCTCAGTACAATCCGCGCCACCGTGGTGGCCGACCCGTTATAGGTGATGCTCACACTGCCGCTGTTGGTGATCGTGGCGTTCGCGCCACCGCCGTCCCACAGCAGGCTTACATTGTCCCAGGCTGGCGTGGCGCTGTAATCGTAGATCAGTTCGGTGCCCGGTTTGTACCAGTACGGATCGCTCACCTGCCAGCTGATTTGCACCTGCTGGTGCAGTTCGCTGTGCATGTGCCGCTTTTCCGGCATGTTGATATTGTTCACCCGCGCATAGCAGAACCGTTCGGTGCCGTCGCTCATGCTCTGCACCAGCAGCCCCACGCCCCAGTCTGCCATCTTGTACACCGCATCGCGCAGCGCCTGCATGCCGCTCCGGGTGTCACTGGTCAGGAAAAACGAGTGCTGCACCATGCCCACCGCGCTCGGTGCCCGCCCCACGCCGTATTCATCGTAGCCGCCGCTGGCACCCGGCATCCGTGAGGCCCGTGCCACCAGTTCCCCGAAATTCGTCTTAAAGTCCTGATCGCCCGGGTTCGTCGGGAACGTGTACGTGTTCCCCCGCGCCTGAAAGCGCAAAATGCTTGCCATTACATGCCCCCTCGTGCCGCGATCAGCTCACTCAACCGTTTCTCGAAGCCTTCCGCAGCGGCGCGTCCTTCTGAAGCGCTGTTCGCATGGATGGTGATGCCGTTCACATTCAGCGTCATCCCGTTTTCTTCATTCCGGCCGCCCAGCAAACGATCCGCATTCGGGTAAAACCGCCCAGCAGATGACGGTACGAACAATTCCGGCTGCGCCCCTGCGCCGATCAGGTACGGCTGCCCCGGCTGCCCCATGCCTCCCGAATCGCGGTTGAACAACCCGCCTTGTGCAAACGGATTGAGCATCACCCCGCTGCTGTCGAACGGATTCAGGTCGGCGGTGGCGATCGTGTTGATCAGCGTTCCAATTGCATCGCTGACCGGCTTGATCACGTTATCCCGCACCCAGTTAAAGGCGCTCTCAATCCCGCTCTTGAAGTTATCAATGCCCGTCTTGACGCCATCCCAGATACCCGCCAGCAGATTGATCAGCGGCGTGATGAAATTGTCCATCAGTCCTTGAATGGCCGTCTGGATGAACGGTATTCCGTTCGTGATAAACCAGTCATACACGCTTTGCAGCACCGGGCTGACCGTCGTCCAGATGCCAGCGATCAGATTGATCAGTGGCGTGATGAAATTGTCCATGACGCCCTGAATCGCGGTTTGGATAAATGGGATACCGTTGGTGATAAACCAGTCGAACAACTGCTGCAAAACAGGTTGCACCGTCGTCCAGATGCCCGCCAGAATATCAATGAAGCCCTGCACGCCGGGGATCACGGTATCGTTGATGAACGCCACCACCGACGGCAGCGCAGTATTAATGAACCAGTCTGCCAGATCAAGCAGTCCCGGTTTTACCGCTTCCCAGATGCCCAGCAGCATCAGTGCAAATTGCTGAATAGCCGGCAGCACCGTATCGCTGATAAAGCTGGTGATCGCAGGCAGCGCCGAAGTAATAAACCAGTCTGCCAGCGCGCCCAGGGCCGGGCTGACAATCGCCCACAGACTGCCTAAATAGCCGATAAACGACTGCACGGCCGGAATGACCACCGTGGTCACAAACCCGACCACCTGCGGCAGCACGTCGGTCAGGAACCAGTTCGCCAAATTCGCCAGCGCAGGACCGATCACGGCCCATGCATTTCCCAGGAAGGTGAAGAAGGTCTGAATGCCAGGGATCACCGTGGTCTGCACGAAATCCACAATGCTGGTGAACACGTTGATGAATCCGTCCACAATGTTTCGCGCCATGCTCATGGTGCCTTCTTCAGTCCCGCCGAAGAACTGAAGGATGTTTGCCAGCACGCTCGAAATTGCTTCCCCGATTCCGCCCTGCTCCATGTTCTGGCCGAAATTCTGAATACTGCCAATCAGACCGGCGAATTTGCTGCTGATCCAGTCGATCACCGGCTGAAGTAGATCCCGGATGCCCAGAAAGTTATTCTGAAATGCCAGAAACAACCCGGCGACGGCCGCGATAATCAGGCCGATCGGTGACAGCAGCACGCCCAGCACAGCGCCAATACCACTAATGACAGGGCCTAGAACCATAAACACACCTGCGAGAGCCGCTCCCCCAGCAGCAAGTAATCCGATTGCTTTGACAATTCCTGGATTGTCTTTAATCAATGTACGTAACTTCTCTAGCAAGGGGGTTATGGCATTGGCCATATCTACAAGCACCGGAGCAAAAATACCCCCCATAGTAATGGAGGTTTCAGATAGTTTGCTTTGTGCTAAAGCGATTTTATTAAGGTCGCCTTCCATTTGAGCCGCTTTGGCTTCCGCAGTCGCCCCGTCGATGCCATCTTGGTAGGTCTTGAAAAACGCATCAGCACCATCAGCAGTCAGCAGAAGCGCAGCGTTTAACGCTTCTTGATCTGTAATCAATCCTGCAAATGACCCATTCCCGAACTCTTTGATTTTGTTGAGTGCACCAACTAGGCCCAACTGTTTAACCATTGATTCGCCGGACTGGAACCCCATTGAGAGAATTGCATCCCCCAGTTCTTTCGAAGGGTTCATCAGTTTTGACATTGCTCCGCGCAATTGCGTTGCGCCTTGAGAAACCGTACCAGCTTTTGTGGACATGTAGGCCATATATCCGCCTACATCCTCAAATGATATTCCAAGCGCTCTGGCTTGTGATTCGACTTCAGGCAAGGCAGCAGCAAATTGATCCATTGTGCCCTGGCCAACACCCACCGCACGAGTAAGCATATCGCCAGCTCTGGAAGCATCTTTTGCGCTTAAACCATAAATGTTCATGGTTTTAGTGAGCGCTGTAACTACGCCTCCTAGATCAGCACTACCAGCGACGGAAACATCCAGCGCCGTTTTCAGAATATCCATGTGCGTGCTGGCATCCGCCACACCGCCCGCAATGTCATAAAAAGCCGTTGCAACCGCCTGCGGACCTTGAACGGAATTGCCACCGATTGTAAGTAGATTATCTTTTAGAGTATCTACTTCCTCACTGGTCAACCCAAGCGCCGCGCCTGAATTTCGCACAGCGGAATCAAAATCCATTGCCTGTTTTGTACCAACAGCAAAAGCACCGGCCAGCGGCGCAGTCATTCCGGCCATTGCGCCGCCCAGGCTGCTCATCTGGTTGCCAATGTTCTGAATGCCGGGTCCGATCTGGGACAATCCCGAATCAAATGATTCGCGCGCCGTCTGCATACCCGCAGTAACGCCCGAGGCATCGATTTTCACCATCCCGAATGCAGTACCGAGATTAACCGCCATGTTCCCCCGCCAGCATCATCAGCACAGACCGGCTGATCGGCTTTGGCTTGATCTCTCGTGGAATATTCAGTGCGGCTTCCAGAGACTTGTACACTGGCCGCCCGTCTTTGCGCTTTTCCTCGATGCGCCCTTCCACCCGGATTCCGAGCGCGGCTGTGGCGTGGTCGAATTCCCACGCCAGCCACGGATCGTCAATGCCGAACAGAGTAGACGGTCGCTGCCCAAATGCTTTACAGGTCTGGTACAGGTTCCACAGTGCCATTCTGTTTCGCACGAAATCGCCCGGCCGCTGCGTTACTGTCCGGCATCGCCCAGCCGAACAGGAACGTGCGGTCTGCCTGTTCCAGATCATTTATGCTGATCTGCCCTGCGTCGTAATCAGGTTCGCCTTCAACGATCACCGGCCACACCAGCGCCGCCCGCACCACCATATCCATAAACCGCGACATGGTGGATAAATCCTCTTTGCTCGGGTCCCAGGCTTCAACGGTTTCGGCCTTGCCTTGCAAACCGGCGATCACCTGCTGCTGAAGGAAAGCAGGAACAGAACCGTCCTTGCTTTCCATCACCAATCTGGATATGTCCGGTTTGCGCACTTCCACCGATAGCCCGCTGGGGAGCTGGATTTCTTCGGTTCTGCGGAATGCTGCTGCGCTTTTCGCCATACTAGACCTTCGCCGGGGTGCTGAAGAACGCCAGGAAGTTCGCGCCGCTGGTCGGTGCGGTCCAGTCCGTGCGGGTTTCGAAGAACTTCATGCGCTGGAGGTATCCACCGATCGGAACCGCATAGCCTTCGGTTTCCGAAACGTTGAATTTGTTTTCCTTGCCGTCCAGCGTGAACTTGGGGAAGCTGTTCAGCTTCACCGCCTGCAAGCCGATGGCCGCATACCCGCCGTCATCCGTGGCCGTCACGCCGATCATGCCGAAATACGGCAGCCCGCCGCCGCCCGCCGCGAAGTCGGTGGTGCGCACGCGGTTCGGGGTGGTGCCGCTGGTCTGGGTGCTCACACCCGCCATGATCACCAGCGCGGCGATGTCGATGCCGCCCTGCCCGATCACCACTTTCGCCCCAACGTTCACCGACAGCAGACGGGTCTTTGCACCATACCCGCGCAGCTGGTCGTTGTCCGCCTCGACCTCGATCTCTGCCATCTGCCCGTTCGACAGCGCCACCGGGTTTCCATAGGTCCCGGCATTGAAGTCATAGCGGGCCACCAGCAGATCAGTCAGGTTATAGCTGACTTCAGAAAATGAATTTGTACCGGGCATGTCCTGTGTCCCCTTCTCTCATCGAACAAACAAAAACGCGGCAGAGGCTTTACCCTCACGCCGCGCGTGTCAGTGCCTTCATTATAGCACAATTTTTCTGTTTTTAGTTTCCCCCTCTCTATGGATGGGGAGGGGGTTATCGTCGCGTATAATCCACAAAATACCGGCTGACCGCTGCCGCTGCCCCGCCCATTTCATCCGCGGTGAACTCCGGCCCGTCGTCTGCCCACATGATCCAGTTCAGCCCTTCCGTGTCGCTGCTGGCCTGCTTCTGATGCAGCAAATCTTTCGCCTTGCGCCGCGCCAGAGCCACCTGTTCAAAGCTGCTGTCATGGTAGAAGAACACCTGGAAGAAACGCCGCTCACTGTTGCGGATAATCTCCTTGCCCGTCGCCGTGCTGAACGCGATCACCGCGGTCAGCTTCAGCTTGCCATTGCTGTCATAGCTCGCGCCCTCCGGCGACAGGCCCGTGCGCCCCACGTCCTCGCGCAGATAGGTGCCCCCGTCCACCAGCGTGTTCCAGGCTGCATTCGCCGTCAACAGTCCCTTGATCGCCGCGCGTTGTGTCGCCATTATGTGAATATCCCGTCCAGCATTGCCTTGATCTGCCCGTAATGCGCTTCCAGCGTCGGCAGAATGACTGCATACCGCCCGCTGTTCGCCAGTTCCAGAAACGCGCCGTAGTCCATCTGGTGCGACAGGTACAGCGCCACCACTTCCCCCGCCAGTTCTTCCGTCGGATACCCGTCCGCTGGTTCCTCGCTCGTATACCCGCGCAGGCCATCCCGCGCTAATGAAGTTCGATCCGTCCAGGGCGCGTTCGTTTTAGCGTAGGTTTCGATGATTGGGGCCATCAGCTTGACCACCTCTTTGACCGCGTTCATTGCCCGCCGCTCGTATTCGTCCATGTTCCGGCGAATCTCATCATCGCCCGACCACTGGATCGTCAATCGACCACCTCCGCAAACGCCTGCACCATGCCCGTGTGCAGCTTTTCCACGCGGATCACCTCGTAATTCAGCCGGCCTGCTGGCGTCGCCTTGTAGCTCAGCCGGTCGCCGCGCCGGATATTCAGCGCATCCGTGCCCACGATCAGCACCTGCTCGCGTGCCGCCGTCCCGCTGTCCCGTCCGGTTTCGCTGCTCTGCGTTTCCGATCCCGCCGGAACGATCAGCATGGATTGGGCCGCGATCGTGCTGGCACCCCGCGCCAGTGTCACGCTGGTGCCCCGCATCCCCACCATCAGGCTGATGCTGTCCGCCCGGTCCGCCTGCCCCAGCCATTCCGCCAGATCGGCCGCCGTATTCCACCCCAGCCACACGCCGAAATCAGCCATTGTCGCCTGCCCGTCGTCCGTTTTCGATCTGGTTTTCGGCCGGTTCCTCGCGGTACGGGTGCGCCCGCTTGCCCAGCTTGCCCACGGCGAACTGCCGGTTCTGGCCGCGCGCCGCTTCCAGCGCAGGCCGGTAATATTCCAGCCGCCGTTCCAGATTCTTGACGATCTGGCTCAGCTTTTCGTCCACCGCCCCCGCGGTGTAATCGTGCAGCTTGCTCGCCTGGTTCAGCAGCCGTTCGAACATCAGCCCCTTCACCGCTTCCAGTCGGGTGCTTTCGTTGGGCGCGCTGGTCAGCCGGTCATACAGGCGCATGATTTCCGCATCCGTGAACGCGGTGCTCACATCGCCCACATCCCCGCGAATATCTTCTAGCTGTACACTCGTGAGTGGCATAATTCCTCTATCCTCTGCAAAACATTTTGCATATCCGCCCGCGCCCGCTGGAAGCTGTGTTCCGCCGCCCGCTCGAAGCCCCGTTCGCGCAGCACCTGCCATGCCCGCGCATCGGTCAGCAGGGTGCAGGCCGTGTCCGCTGCATCCTGCACATGCCACGGGTCCAGAGTCGGGAATAACGTGGTGTGCGTCAGATTGCCGCCCACGCACGGGGTTCCCACCCCAGCCATGCTCACCTCATGCCGCCCGTAGCCGTGCAGCGCGTACAGATCCACGCTCAATCGCGCCCGCGCCCCCAGCTGCACCAGATGTTCATACGGCATGTTCGCATGGAACGTCGCTTGCAGCCCCAGCGCGTCCGCGTACCCTTCGGTTTCCGGCCCCGGATTGACATAGATCACATCCACACCCGTGCGCTTCTGGATCACCGCGCAGGTCGCCACATTCTGAATCGTGTATTCCGGATCGCGCGGCGAATGATCCACCGTCAGCAGAACATCATCCTTTGGAATACGCCGCATCGCGTCGAAAAAATTGTCCGTCCCCATCGCGATGGGAATGCGGATCATCGGCTTGCCGAACACACTGTAAAACTGCCGGTTGCTCTCGCTCACGTATCCGATCGCGTCCGCCGCCTGAATCTGCCGGATGAATTCCAGGGCATCCGCCGTATACTGGCCGTTAAAAACCCCGTCAAAATAATCGTCCGGCAGCGCCACAATGAATGCTTCCGGCTGCGCCTGCCGGATTTGCGTAACATGCCGCATCCCCCTGAACAGGTTGACGATATACGCATCCCACTGCCCCACACGCAGGTTCACATCCTCGCCCGTCCACCACATCACCCGCAGTTCTGGCACCACATGATGCAGCACCTGCGTCCCGATGTGCGCCCCGTAGGGCAGTTCACCCACCGCGCATGGTCGATCCCACACCATCCCGATCTTCATGCGTGCTCCCACAGCAGCTGCTGGATGCGCCCCGCCACCGACCGCCAGTTAAACCCCTTCAGCAGGTAATCCCGCCCCGCCCGTGCCGTTTCCAGCGCCGCCGGATAATCCCGCACAACGCTTTGCATCTGCCGTTCCAGCGCCGCGGTATCCGGTTCGCTCCACAAACTGCCCTCTGCGTTCGCGTCCCACGTATCGAACAGCGCCGGCCGCAGTTCCCGCACTGGCACCGCATAGCCCCACTGCGCCACATCCCACAGGCCCAGCCACGCCGTCGCGATCGTCGGCATCCCGCTCAGCACCGCTTCCCGCGGGGGCAGCCCGAAGCCCTCTCCCCGGCTGGGGAACACCATCGCGTGGCACTGCGCCAGCAGCGCATGATACTCGGCGTCTGTCTGTTCGCCTTCCGCCAGCGCTATCTGCGGGTCCATGATCCCGGTCAGCCAGCGCGCCGAATCGCGGCACTTGATAATCATGCGGAAGCGTTCATCGCCGCCGTGCAGCCGCTTGAACGCCATGATCGCCAGTTCCGCGCCTTTCCGCAGATCCCCGAGGCTGTACGTCAGCCAGGTGAACACCTCCGGTTCTGGATCACGATGCACGAACGCCGGTGGATTCCAGTCCACCCCCAGCGGCACATAATCCACGGGCACCTGCACCCCGCTGTCGTGGTACACATCCACCAGCGGCGGGGCCGGAACCAGCACCCGTTCCACGCCCTCGTTAATCGCGTCCACCCACTTTTGGCTGACCTGCGTGGCCTCGCTCATGGTGAACACCCACTTGCGCCGCGCCTTCACCTTTTTTGCCCACAGTGGATTACCCACGATGATCGTCACATCATATTTCGGCGGGGTATACGGATCGACCACCCGCACCTCTGCCCCGCTGTCCACCAGTCCCTGAAGCAGCCCCAGCTCCATCCGGCCGTAGCCGGTCGCCCGGTTCATGCCGTTGGTCGCGTACAGGTTCACTTGCCCGTTCAGCGCTACTGCCAATCGTTCCTCCAGGTGGGGTATTACAAAAGTGGCCGAGTCATCCCCGGCCACTGATTGCATATTTTGTTGCAGACGCCCTTAGCCGATGGTCGGGTTCGACCAGGTGGTGCCCGCTGCCAGGTAGCAGTTCGCGCCGTTGGTGCGGTCCTGCCCGATGCCCACGCCGAATTCGAATTCCAGCGAAACTTTCTTCACCGGATACTGACTGTCGCTCGTGGTTTCCGGAACGACCACCAAACCGAAGCCGACCTGCGGATGCACGCGCACCCACAGCGGATTACGCGGATCAAGCTGGCCGTAGCTCTTGATCATGTTCACGTAACCGGTCGGGATGCGGTTGCTGGCGCGCAGTTCGATCAGGCCATGCTTGCTCTGGTAGTAACCAATGGTTCCACCGAACACCATCGGCTGGCCGCTGGCATACAGCTGATTGCCGCTGGTTTCGCCGCCGCGGTCGATGGTGGTGACCACCGGAGCCACAAACTGCACGAACTTGCTCAGCGCCGCGATGGTTTCCACATCCGCCACGCTCACATGAGCGATGAACGGAGCCGAATGCCCGTGCTCAGCCAGCGTTTCCGCCAGATCGTTGAACACGTTCGCGAACGTCTTGCTAGCACCGCTGTTCAGCGCCAGGAAGTGGCTGTGCGAACTGGTGAACGTCTTGCCGCTGTAAGCCGGCGGGGTGTAAGCCACGCTGCCGCCGCCTTTAACGAACGGAACGTCATAGCCAGCGCTGCCGATCGCGTTTTCGGTATCGGTCATCAGGCGGGTGAAAATGCGCTTCTCAAAGCGCCATTTGGCCTGATTCACGATCGTGGCGATGGTGCTGTTGATCTGCGCCATCCGCGCATCGCGGAAATAGCGCTTGCTGCCGCCCACCGCGCCGCCGTACGCCTTCAGGTCGATCATGTGCCCGATCGTGGTGCCCAGCACCGGATCGCGATCGCTCATGTCGGTGATTTCGCCCAGTTCGGTCACGCTGCCGCCATCGGGGTACTCAACCATCATGTCTTCCGACAGGCCGAACAGGTAGCCCCAGCGCTGCGCCAGTTCCTGATTGACCGAACCCACCGCCGCGCCCAGCTGATTGATGAACGCACCGAAGCTGGTGCCTTCTCGCATCTGCCATTCGGCCAGCTTGGTTCCATCCACACCCGTCGGCAGCGCCCGCTGCACGACGCTCATAGGTCCAAGAATCTCTGCCATGTTGTTTCCCCTTCCTTACGCTACGCCGCTGGAGCGGGCAGCCACGACACCCGGCAGAACGAACAGAATGCCAGCCGCATCCGCGCGGCCCACCGCTTTGGCCCACTTGCCGCTGCCGCTCGGGGCAGTTTCCACCAGCGCGCCCGCCGTGGTATCGCTCAGATATTCCACCGCGCCCGGGGTCAGGCCGCTGAAGCCGCCCACCGGCCCGAACACGCACACTTCCACCGCTTCCCCGGTGGCCGCTGCGGTTGCGCCCGGCTGTGCCACCGCGATCACCACACCAATCGCTTCCGCGGTCAGCGCCGCGTTCGCGCGCGCCTGCTGCACCGCGCCGTTGCTGTCCACATACACCACATCGCCCATGTTGACGGCGCCGCCCGTCACAAAAGTACGGGTTTCGGCCTCGTTCAGAGCGCGAACGTTTCTCGCAGTTACTGCCATGTTGTTTGATCCCCCTTAGAACCCGAACATTTTGCGGGCTTCTGCCGCGAAATTCGGATCATTCACGTTTTTCAGCACGTCGGTCACTTTGACCTTCTCCGATGCCGCGATCACGGCGCGCGGTCCCATCTGTCGGGCCTTCAGCGCTTCCGCGATCACCTGCACATCCTCGCGTTCCAGCAGTTCAGTCACGCGCGCGCGGGCTGCCTCAGCATCCGCCACATCGCCCAACTGCGCCTGGATCAGCGGGCGCAGCGGTTCCAGAACCACCAGTTCCGTCACCACCGCCTGCACAGCCGCTTCCCGCGCCGCCTGCTCTGCTGCCGCGCGTTCGGCCATCCAGCGCTGCACCGTCTCCAGTGCATTCCCGCCCACCAGTTCGCTGATCTTCTGAAGGGTTTCCGCCGCCGCCTTCAGTTCTGCGATCTGCGCCTGACTGGCGTCAATCTGGCCTTGCAGTTCGGTGACCTGCTTCAGCGCCACATCGCGCGCCTCAATCAGTTCACTGACCACGGCCTTGTTCTGTTCATCCACAGGGTTTTCCTCCTGCTTGTCTTCGGCTTTAGCTTCCGTCATTTCGGAGGTGACCAGCGGCACGGCCACGGCACTCGGGTTCGCAACCCGGTCAGGATGCCCCAGATCGACGCTTTCCAGCGTCATATCGTCCAGCCCCTGTTCGCCCTTCAGGCCATAAACACTGGTGCCCACGAATGCCCCCGTCCGCTTCGCGAGACGGAAATAATCGCGTGCGTCTTCGGCATACTTTGGCACGTAGGCTTTTGCCCACACCGTGCCGTCGTCTTCGTTGAGTTTCGCGCCCACCCATCGCAGCTTGCCAAACTCAAACTGCGTGGCCCGTTTCTCTGGCGGAACATGCCCCAGATACCCCTCGGGTTTCCGGTCATTGATCTGCGCCACGATTCGTTCAGCCGCCGCCCGGTGCCAGCGCAGGCCGTTCCGCGAAACGCCCCCCACCTTCACCAGTGGCAGTGTCACGAACATCGGATTCGGATCGTCCTGGCGAATGCCCTCGGCATCCACCCCCGGCGCGAACGGAACGTCTGGATAGCTGCCGCGCAGTTCCGAAACCATCCCCCCCAACAAATCAGCCATAGTCACCTCGCGAATCAAAAGGCGCAGCCTATTCGCAACAGGCCGCGCCCATCTCACGCCTCAATTATAGCACAACTTTTCTACTTCAAATCAATCCTTTTTATAGACATCTTCAAGTCCTACATGATTAATCCGTGCTATACTGACATCATGGTTACTTTACGACAGTCCCCCTACTCTGGCCGCCGCGTGGCATACGTGGATGCCATCCGCCTGACGCACACCGGCGTGATCGTCGGTCAGTCTGCGAACGGCAGTTGGCAGTACGTGCGTTCGGATAGCCCGCGCGCCGACCAGCAGGCCGAATGGCATTTCCGCATCAGCACTGAACTGGCAAAACGCCTCACTTTGCCAACCGTCCAGTAATCTCTAGGAAATTCCGCCGCATCTCCGCCCGTGCAGCGTCAGTCATATTGGCGCTGCCGATGCCTTTCATCTCCAGTCGCTGCCGCTGCCGCCGCGCTTGTTCCACCGTCGTGCTCAGATCAAAATAATTGCCGTCTGCCGCGCCGGTCAGATACCGCATTTGGGGATCAGTCAGGCGCACCTTGCCAATCCGCGCCAGCGTCAGGATCGCCCGTGCTTCTGCCTGGTATTCCCGGTTGTACAGTGCGCGCGCATTCCGGTCACTGACCACCACACCCGCCGCCGCTGCCTTTTCCTGAATCAGGCCCACCAGATACGCCCCGCTGTAATCCGTATTCCGTGAGGCTTCCACAAAACTCTTGGCCAGCGCATACACGTTATCCTTATTGATCTTGTACTGGTTCGTGTCCCAGTCCAGATCAAGCGCCGGATACGGATTATCCCACCCGGCCGTCGCCTTGATCGCCCGCGCCAGTGGACCATCACTGCTGCTCAGGAATGCGTTCAGGCTGTCCACGGTATCACCCGGCAGTCCCTTATCGCGCTCCACTTCCCC